GTCTTTTCGAATCATGGATAACAAGTCTGCCGAGATGTCCACTTGGGACAGGGACATGCTGAAGGCAGAGCTATCTGAGATTGCCAACTTTGATTTTGATATGACCCTGACCGGCTTCACGCTGGATGAGATTGCCAAGATTGGCGGCGGCGGCATGATGGAGTTTGCCACCGAGGTAGAGGACACCGGCCCTGTTGAGGAGTTGCTTGGCGATTACGAGATTGCCAATGTCAGAATGGTACACCTTTATATGAACACCGAGACTGAGCCTAAGTTTCGTATGATGTGTGATGCGGTTCAAGAAAAGATTGGCACAGAGAACATGACAGATACGGTGTTCAAGCTCGTTGAGGACGCCTATGCGAAGATTTGAGGTCAAGGCAAAGTGTAGTTTTGATGAGTTTGCGGAGCGGTCTGGCACTTTCATAGACGATGGCGAGATAGATCATATCATTGACTATGACTGTGATGCTTATGATCCAGACGGCAACCCACTGTTTTTTTTCAGAAAGAACGTCCTTGACCCCAAGCTGTGCAAAACAGCATATCACTCGCTGAGAAAAGCTGCTGCGATCACGAACAACAGGGGCGACGCGGCGGGTTTTTTCAACCCAGACCAAGACCCAAATTTCAATTACAGTGGACACATCGGCCGCACAGGTGCGCGCAGTAAGGCGTTTCATCGGATCAAGCGGGATGGAACGGTATCCAAGACCACCAGTGCAAAGAGTGTGGAAAGCGGCATTGTTGGCTACTTTGACCGCAATGTGCGTATGCCCTACTGCCGCCTGACAGCTTGGACGCAGAACAACTTTGATCAGTTCCGTCAGGCCATGCCTTATATCCGCAACATCTCAGATGAGTTTCGTAACGCTTGTCCAGAGCGGTGGGCGGCTCAAAAAGAGGTGTGGGATGACACTCATGACGATTTCAAGATCAAGGATACAGTGTTCACTACGGTGACTGTAAACCGTAATTTCCGCACAGCCATTCATTGTGACGCTGGTGATTTCAAGGGTGGTCTGGGCAACATCGCAGTCCTGCAAGCTGGGGAGTTCACCGGCGGTCAGACTTGTTTGCCTCGTTACGGTGTAGGATTTGATGTCAGAAACACTGATGTTTGTTTCTTCAACGTGCATGAGTGGCACGGCAACCTAGAGTTTCACGCCAAGAAGCCTTTTGAGCGTATCAGCATCGTCTGTTATTACCGCGAGAACATGATGGCCTGTAAATCTGCTCAAGAGGAGCTTGAGATAGTCAAAAACCGCAAAGACATGGCGGGGTTAAACGCAATGGAGGGTTAGGTGACAAACGTCACGAGTGAATACATCTTAGGCAACTGCCTAGATAACCTAGCAACAGACCAATATGACTACTTTTTCAGCGGCACACCTTGCTATGAAGACTTGGAGGTGTTTGGCGTTGATAAGAGCAATCCCAAGTCATACAAAACCAAGTTTTTAGATTGGTTTGTCCCCCGTCTAAAGCCACGGCTCGGCACAGTGACAATCGCATTTACCGGCTGTCGTAGAGCCAATTCTCAGATTTTGCCCAAGTTTTACTACGTCAATCAGGCTTTTTTCCAACACGGCTACATTCTCAAGGACACCAAGTACTACATAAAGAAGGTCGGCTATGACGGCTATTCTCACACACTTGGTCATGTCTACACCTTTCAGCACAAAAGCAAGGAAGGCATTTTCAATCTTAGGAAAAAGAAGCTGTTCAGCACATACGGCCATGATCTCTGGGGGCCGTTTGGCAAAGAAAAAGTAATTGATGGTGAGGTGGTGGCTCAGCCCAAAGAGGTGCCGCTCATGTGCATTGAGAACTTCACCGAGGAAGGCCACGTTGTTTATGATCCATTCGGTGGTCTTGGCACCACAGGCTTGGCGGCGAAAGAACTCAACAGAGGTTACTTAGTCTATGAGATACGTCCCGAGATACACAAAGTGGGTCTGGAACTGTTCAAATGAGAACAGACATAGACTACCGCCTCAAAGAACATCGCTTTGAGGGGTTTGACCACTTCTACCGCTTTATGTTGGCCACTGGAGATTGGTCCCCAGACATCAATGTTGAGGCATGGATAGCTGATGATCTGGATTTCAGCTTTGAAAAGCGGTGCGTCATGGCCCTGTTTCACGGCGCAACCTACGCGGGGCCATGCGAGACAATGTTCAGTGACCAGTTTCCTGTCGTCACTGTCGATGTCATCGACCAGATGGTCGATTTTTTCTACGACAACAAGAAGCGACTGCTGTTCAGCCCAGACTGCAAGTACCGCAAGCTGGTCTTTGAAGACTTCCTCAGGTCCATCGGAACGTCATTAAGGCGGCATGATACCTTGGGGGCGTACATCGCTCACTCCATGCACCATGACCCGATTAGCAACTACAACAGCCTCAAGGAAAGATGCACCAGAGACTGGTATCACTGGGGCCGCATGGGCCATTGGTGTTTCAGCGAGGCATTAACTAAGTTCATTGACGCTCCAATCCTGCCCCCCACGATGGAATTCGCTGACGGCGCGTCGCACAGATCAGGTTGGGCGTTCTGCATTGGGGCGGATCATCTAGTCAAGGGCAAGCCTACCAAGAAAGAAATCAACTGGCTGGAACACACAGCCGCAGAGTACATAAAGTCAGTCAACCACCCTGACGCTGGGTTTCTCAGCCTTGAGACAGCTTGCTGTAACTACAAACGCCAGCACATGGGCAGTAGATACGGCGGTTGCTACATAGATGAGCAGTCTTGGGAGATGGACTACATGCGCGGCGTGTGGCCTGAGTACAACTGGCTGTGGGACAAATACATGGAGGGCCGCAAGGCGGTCATACCCCACAGTCTGCTGGCAGAACTACACCCAGAACACCAGACATCTAAATCAGCTTATGTCTCAAGCTGGAATAACGCGTTGCGTAAACATGGCCGCATCCCAAGGGTTGAGGCTTTTTTCAACAATCAGCCGCAAGAGTGGCATGACTTAGACAAGATGACGGAGAGGTGGGTTTGCTTTGACTGAGAAACTAAAGTGTTTAGCCATCGGTGGAGAGCCAGCAACAGGCAAGACCACCCTGATGAAAAGTGTGTTCGCAGAGTTTGACCAACCTCAGACATTGCGGTTTGGCCTAGTGACAGGTCACTACGAAGAAAGGCATAACCTCGCCTTGATGGGAACCTACGGCAGTTGGTTGGCAGACCCAAATGCCTTTGAGGGGACAGACAGACTTTCGATGGCGGTCAACTCAGACTTTCTGGAATATATGAGGCTAGGCAAGCGCAACATTCTGTTTGAAGGTGACCGTTTATTTAGTCTCAATAATCTGAGAGACATCAAGGACAAGTATCACTTGCGGACCATCGTGCTTCAGCAAGACGATAAGACACTTCACCAAAGGCATGTAGACAGGGGTGATACGCAATCTGAGAAATTTCTCAAGGGCCGCAAAACCAAGATAGCAAACATTCTTGCCGCAGATGACTTGTCAATCGAGGTCTACCAGTTAAATGAGATTAGTGATACCATCAGTCTCAAAGATGACTTGTGGTCGTGGTTGACCAGTGAAACAAACTGACTAAAAGGTGATAGCGGTCATGCCCCAAAAGCTGACACAAGACCTGTCTCAGAAGATCATGCTGGAGTTTTGCGAGGGCGAACTACAAGAGGACGGCTCACGCGTCACCATTAGTTTGGATAAGCTCATTAAGAAATATGATGTTGCAAAGGCCACTCTTTATCGCAGGGCAAGCAAAGAGGGATGGAACGACAAGCGCACTGAATTCCTGACACGCACCCGCGAGACAATCCAAAACAACCGCATTAAAGACATGGCCGATGAGGCTGGAAAGCTCGACAAGGCGTCACTCAGGATAGCTCAAGGGTTCCTTGGCAGGGTTGCGACACAGTTGATGAGGGCGCAACAGGTTGAAGATGCCGGTGGTGACGCAGTCTTCACTCCAGAGCAGTTAAGATCATTATCAGCGGCGGCGATGAACGCCCAGAAGATAGGAAAGCTCGCGCTCGGCGAGGCCAGCGAAATCCAGAAGGTAAATGCGGATGTTACAGTCCCAGACAGCTTTAGACGAGTTATGTCAGACTTACACGAGCTTAGAGCGGCAAGAGCAGAGACATTCAGCAAAACTATACAGTGAATGGCTAACCACCGCTCGTGATAAGCAACTCACACCCAATGGCCCTTGGTTCATTTGGCTTATCCTTGCTGGGCGCGGCTGGGGCAAAACTAGAACTGGCGCACATGACATTGCTCAGTATGCTCTGGATAACCCCAACAGCCTTTGCGCTGTAGTTGTCCCAACCTTTGGCGACATACGCAGAGTGGCGTTTGGTGGCCCTAGCGGCTTGCTCAGCGTGATCCCCAGAGAGTGCCTGATGACCGGACGCGGTCAGGGCTACAACGCCTCCAGCGCAGAAATACGGCTACACAACGGCTCCAAGATTATTGGCTTTAGTGCAGAAGAACCTGACCGTCTACGCGGCCCACAGTTTCACAGAGCATGGTGTGATGAGCTTGCCGCTTGGAAATACCCAGAGACATTCGACCAACTTATGTTTGGCTTGCGCCTAGGGCAGACGCCACAGTGCGTCATCACCACCACACCAAAGCCAACAAAGATCATTCGCAGTCTGCTGAAACGAGACGACACGCATGTTTCACGCGGCTCAACCTTTGAGAACGCGGCCAACCTCGCGCCATCAGCCCTTAAAGCTCTGGAGGACAGATACAGCAACACCACACTGGGCCGTCAGGAGCTTTACGCGGAGATACTGGATGAGACAGAAGGCGCACTGTGGAGCTACGCCATGCTGGACAAAACCCGCATGGAAAAGGCTGATTTGCCTGATTTGAGCCGAATCATCGTTGCGATTGACCCTGCTGTCACTAGCGGCGAGGACTCAGATGAAACCGGCATTGTTGTTGCCGGTAGATGTGAGAATGGTCGATACTATGTTCTTGACGATGTTTCTGGTAGGATGTCTCCAGACGCTTGGGGCCGGTTAGCGATTGACCAATACTACAAATATAACGCTGACCGCATAGTGGCAGAAACCAATAACGGTGGAGATTTGGTTGAAAGGCTGTTAAGAAATATTGAAAGCTCTGTGCCATATACCCCTGTGACAGCATCAAGGGGCAAGATGGTCAGGGCCGAGCCAATAGCGGCTTTGTATGAACAGGGCAAGGTGTCCCACGTCGGGGCTTTTTCAGAGTTGGAGGAGCAACTTTGCACTTTTACAGTCGGGAGTAGAAACTCACCCGATAGGCTTGATGCTCTAGTCTGGGCGTTAACAGAACTTAGCCAGTCCAGTGGGAAGGCGTTTTGGAGAATTAGCTGATGGCATCTTTCGGGGAAAACATAAGAGCATTTCTGTTTGGCGCAACCGAGAAAAAAGAAGCGCCTCAAGTCCTGATGAACTACACAACGGCGACCCACTACCGCCGAGATAACTTTGATAGCTACGCAGATGAGGGCTACAGACAAAACGCCATTGTCTACCGTTGCGTAAATGAGATTGCCAACGGCGCGGCGTCCATCCCATTCAAAGCGTTTCAAGGCGACACCGAGCTAGACCAGCATCCCATTCTAAGCCTTTTGAACCGTCCCAATCCCACACAAGCTGGCGTGGAATATTTCCAAAGCCTGTATTCATTCTTGCTTTTGTCTGGCAATTCCTACGCTGTCCGGTCAGACATTGGCAACACACCAAGAGAACTTCACCTGTTGCGGCCAGACCGCATGAGGGTAAAGCCCAGCAAGACAGCTATGCCAGAAGGCTATGAGTACGTCATACGCGGCACTGTCGTACAAACATATGATTCTGACCCTGTTACTGGCGAGTCAGAGGTCAAGCACCTAAAGCTATGGAACCCACTGGATGACTACTACGGCTTGTCGCCGCTGATGGCTGCGGCAGTTGATGTAGACAACCATAATGCCATCAACAAACACAACATCGCATTGCTAGAAAATGGCGCAAGGCCGTCTGGCGCAATCGTGTTTAAGCCGATGAATGATCGCGGCATTCCAATGCAGCTAAACGACGCGCAGCGCAAGCAGCTCTCTGAGGACGTGGATAACAGGTTTAGTGGCCCCAACAATGCTGGAAGGCCATTGCTATTGGAAGGCGATTTTGATTGGAAGGAGATGGGCTTGTCTCCTAGGGACATGGACTTTTTGCAGCAAAAGCATTTAGCGGCGAAAGACATAGCCCTTTGTTTTGGCGTTCCATCCCAACTGATCGGTAGACATACGCAAACGTCCAAGAGGCGCGGTTGGCCTTGTATGAGGAGACCATCATACCGCTTGCTAGAAGGGTCGAGTCAGACTTTAACGAGTGGCTTGCTCCAGCCTTTGGAGAGGATATACGGGTTGCTTACGACTTTGAGTCAGTCCCAGCAATGACAGAACGCAGACGACGCATTTACGAAAATGTTACAAGTGCTGTCAGAGAGGGTATCATTTCTAGAAATGAGGCAAGGGAGCGTCTCGGGCTTGAGCCAATCACAGGGGGAGATGATGTCTTTATTCCAGCCAACCTTTTCCCCTTAGGGTCAGCTGAAGTGGCTCCTGCGGAGGGTGAAGATGCTGAGCAAGATGGTAAACAGGCTTATGATTGGGATGCTGTTTCTAAAAGTGAGGTTGAAAAGGACGTATTCACTACTGAAGCGGAGGCTACAGAACGTGCGGAAGAAATAGGCTGTACCGGCACACATTCTCACGACACAGACAATGGCACGGTCTACATGCCGTGCGCGTCTCACGCTGATTATACAAGACTGACAGGAGATGAATTAGAAACTCCAAAGCAAGACCCAAGGTTCGGCGAGGGGCGAGACGTTTATGAAACTCAGCCAGAGGCTGAACGCAGAGCAAGGAGACTTGGCTGTGAGGGTACGCATACCGTCAAAGGCCCAGACGGTAATTATTACATGCCATGTTCTAGCCACGCCATCTATCTGCGTGTGACCAACCAAGACAAAGATGAGGAGGACGATGATGCAAAGGCTGAGAGCGACGTTGACACAACGCCTACAGCGGGCATGGCAGAGGAGGCTAAGCGCGGGTTGGACTGGCGCAAAGAGTTCAACCGAGGCGGAACAGAGGTTGGTGTTGCAAGAGCAGTCCAACTGGTCAACAAAGAACGTCTGTCGCCGAGAACAGTTCGGCGTATGCACTCGTTCTTTAGCCGCCATGAAGTAGATAAACAGGGTCAGGGTTTCCGACAGGGGCAAGAAGGCTATCCGTCAGCAGGACGTATTGCTTGGGCCTTGTGGGGCGGCGACGCAGGACAGACTTGGGCAAGGCGTAAGGCCGCACAGCTTGATAAGGAGAGAGATGCAAAGGCAGAGATTGAGAGCATCATGCTTCCATGCTGTGACGGGTGTGACCCGTTGCCATATGGAGAGGCAAAAGCTGAGGTATCAGGTAAGGTCAAAAAGGCTCTTGCGGAAAAAGTCAAAGAGCACAACGACAAGCACGGAGACAAGAAGGGCAAACGCGTAACACTGCGTATGCTGTCAGCCGTTTTCCGCAGGGGTGTTGGGGCTTACAGAACCAATCCAGAAAGCGTGAGACGCAACGTCAGCGGGTCTGACCAATGGGCATATGCCAGAGTAAACGC